GCACGTCATCTCCGAATAATGTTTTTAACGAATCGTGGATGCCTGCGCCATTACCTGTTCGGTCAACGCACAACCACCCCGGAGATATCTTCATGTTCTTGCAGAACTTGATAATATTGTAAGTCTGCTCCAGCGTTGCCGCCTTCGGGAACGTAATCTGTGAATCCATTTGCAACACTGTCCTCGATGTTTTAAATTCAATAAACTTACCGCTCATTGGAGTCCACCCATCAGATAACCCAAATCTGCCAAAAGAACATACAACACTGTCATTGCCTTCCAATGCCAAGTCAAACGCTGCCATAGGCACTACAGGCCCAATAAACCGCACAATTCCCATCGCATTATCCATCATCGCGGGAGTAATGATTGACATTGAAATACCTTCCTGCGGGAACCAACCCCTCGCCATCGTAAAATATTCCGCAGTCCGCCCCTTCACTTCGTAAGCCGTGTAGCCCTCATTGGTCTGCAAACCGGGAAAAACAATCTTCTTTTCTATCACATTCTCGCATTTCGCGGCGTCCAACCTTAAAACGTGCCAACCTTCGCGGGATTCCCACTCAAAATCATCCTCGCAATCAACTGATCCCCAACCACGCACTGGCTCGCACCGCTTGCCAAACTCGCTCGTCCTATCCTTCGGGTTGCTCGCCGCAAAGATTTTAATGCGTCCCTTTGCGCCTTCGGTATCTGCTGCTGACAAGATGTTCTGAAGACCTTCCCATACACCGGCTGGAACTTCTTCGGCTTCGTCCAATACTACGTGAGTTCTCGACATCCTGCCCCACTTCGGATGCGGTTTTCCACTCCTCGGACTCGGATGGAATCCACGGAGCGTTCCTGTTCCGCTATCTCCCTTCGGAACGGCAACAAGATGAATTCCATTTTTATTATCGTCGTTAGCTTGAATTGACTTCACCAACGACTCGCTACCTTCAAATTCTGGCTTGACCAATGCCGTAGAATAAAATTTCTTAATTGCAGCAAATACATTTCGTTGAGCGTGTTCAGCAGTTAATGATACAACTTTAATGCAGGTATAATGCGGATCTCTCATCCAGTCCAACAAAAACCATGCCGCTGCACCAAACGTCTTACCCATCGCGCCAGCCCCCTGAATCAACAATTTATCATGGTCAAACAAGCACCTCCATGTATCCACGCCAGACCTTGGTCGCCAATCATAAATCCCCGGCCCCCACAAAATAGTCGCCGCTGCTTCAAATTGGTCTTTGTCCAATAGATGCTGCACAAATTCTAAAACAACACGCTTTGCAAACGGCAAATCCAAAGTGAACTTTCCGCTAACACTCGACACATTCTCCAATATGTATTTTGCAGCATAAAGCAGTCCTCGATCCTCGTCAGAAGCATTATCCACTTCAGCACGAATCTTTTCAGCTAATTCAATTGTTTTTTTTACTTCTGGATTCAAATCAATTCTGGCAAATCACGATTATTCCTTATATCCCACAACCTTTCCCTAACCCTGTCAAGAGTTTCCGCGCAGCACTTCTTGCGTTCTTTTGTTTGCTCGTCGCAATAATACGCCAATTCTCCACTTTCATACCTCACCGCAGATCTAAGCTCCTCATCCAAGTCACTCAATGCCAACAAAGCATCAAGACCTGCCAGAGCATATTTGAAATCGGGTTCTTGTTCGGGTAAGTTAAACTCCAATTTTGCTATCGCTTCCATCTACTTTTCCTTTCTGTTCCCATATCCGGGTATTTGATAATTCGTCAAACTCTTCGCGCCATTCTTCTATGGTGATCTCTCCTGACATATATTTGTCGTCAGACTTCATTTGTGCTTCTGATCTTGTCATGTTTTTTGTTTTATATTCATATATTCTTGTCAGAATCTGTCACAATTCGACAGATATGTGCAAGAATTTTGTTTATCTTCATGGAATCATTTATTCTACATGAATTAATCCGTGTTGGATGAAATTCCGTTCCGCTATCGCTTTCTTCAACTATGTTCAGAATATCCAAGAATTCTTTGCAAAGTGATTTTAAATCCTCAATCTCGTAACGAAGTTTGTAAACCTCCGTTGGAGTCCAATCGGCGGGACACCCGCACTCTCCAGCATCATACGCACAACACTTGCAGTCCTTTCCGGGGAAGTATGTTTTAAGATTCTTCCTACCCTTCTTCATTGTAAATATCCTCTCTCAATCTTGCGTGAAATGTATCCTCGCCATCGTCGCCAGATAGCAAATAATCAATCCTCCTAATGTATTTTGACGCAAGCATTATGAATGTCGCGCCAGTCATTAATTCACCCAGCGTTTCCTCATGGAACCCCTTGCCAATTCTATCTCCATACTCGTTCAGTTCGTTAGAATCATTGTTCTCAACGATGTTCCTGATCTCTTGAACAATATCTTCCAACTTAATCTGAACGTAATCAAAATGTCCTCCGCTCATAATTTCCAAAAGTTTTGATCTAACCAAGTTACAGCAATTCCAGAATCCCTTACGTCACTTGTATCAATGCAGTTGTCGCTAATAATTCCATGATCCTGCAATGCGTTCATCGCTTTAACTGGATCAATCTTATGATAATCAAGATATTGCTCAAGTGAATTCATCGTTTTCCGAAAATTGTATCGAATATGTTTATGGCAGATGCGCTATGTTTAATTGGTTCTGGATAATCATCTTCTTGCTCATCATCCTCAAACTCTTGGTTAAATCCAGCTTGAAATGCTATGTCCCAAGTCTGATTGAACATTTTACGCAATCCTCTTGCTGACATGGTTACTGTTCCCAATCCATCAAATGATGGATTCTTATCGACGTATTTAGACCATAATTCTTGCTTATTCATATCTAAACATTTGATTCGGATTTTATCATATCAAGAATGATTTTTAGTTTACGGACTTCTTCCCGCGCCTCATCGCGCTCCGCTTTGGTATCGCGCCTTACCTTGTCAGTTAGATGCCATTCTTGAAACCATTGGCTGCACTGCCTCCTCGCCTCGTCGCGCTCGCGCTCCATTTTTCGGCAAAAATTTAAAATATCGGGAATTTCTCCTCCGGCTAAAAATTGTGGAATTAAAGCGTCTGTCTCTGGTGTATTCATATATTTATTAATTCTATTCCGAAATCTTTCGCAAGACTCAATGTTGATTCATCTCTATCATAAGTTTCATTGTAGACAACTCTTTTTATTCCGTAACTCGCAATCGCTTTCAGACAATCGTTACAAGGAAGCGTTGTCGTCGCAATAACCTTACATTCTCCCGGCTTGACATACCGCAATGCATTCTGCTCCGCATGGACAACAAAGCTTCGCCTATACGCCCTGTCGCTCCAGTCCTCATCCATGTCCGCTGGGAATCCGTTGTATCCACAAGCTGCCAATGTATTGTCATGCCTCAACAACGCAGCACCAACTTTCCTCCACGGATCTTTGCTTTTTTTCGCAACCGCATCGGCAATGCTGATAGCATATTCATCCCAGTTCATTCTTCGTCAGTCTCCTCCCCGGCCATGTCCCTGTTCAGATTTACATGAAACGACAACTCGCTATCATCTCCGTTAACCAATTTGTGAATTCGATACAATAGCTTCGTAACCACGCTCAATAACAATTCCGTCTTCAATAACTCGTCTATTGTTTCTTCCTCATAGCATTTATACATTGGACTGCCATACTCGTCAATCGCGTCACTGCAATTGTTGTCAATAATATCGTGAAGCAATTTGATCACCTCATCGACTCTCGTCTTTGCATCTGTAAATTCATTCATATTTATTCATGTTCATTGATAACCACGCCACAGCTTTTCCTGCGTCTCGCACGTCTCTTGGCTCAACGCACTCATCGCTGATCACGCCATAATTCTGTAGCGTGTTCATCGTCTTTATCCAACACAAATTTTCAACCCGAATGTAATGCTCCAGCGTGTTCATTTATTATGACCGAAAATTGTATTGAAAATATGCATCGCCGCAGGGTTTCCTTTGAACTCCCTTGGCTCCTCTTCGTAATCCAAACCTGCTTGAAATGCGAGATCCCACGTTTGATTGAATAGCTTGCGCAATCCTTTTGCAGACATCGTTACGTTGCCATCTCCACCAAACGATGGATTCCCTTTGACATATTTAGCCCACACTAAATCTTTGTTCATTGACATGATTCGCACTCATCGTCTCCGATATTGCAAGCTACTCGCTCAATAACAACATCCGCCAACTCATCATCAATGCTGTCAACATCTTTTTTTTCCTCCACAACTTCAACCTTGTCCGCCCTTTTCAATGCGTCCTCATTCGTGTAGACGAGTTTGGGATACCGTTTTGATAGCTTATCATGGTTAGCCGTCAAACACTCGTCCAGCGTCATTCCAAGCTCATTAAGCAGTCCTGTAAGATAGAACAGTATGTCACCGATCTCCTCTTTGACGTTCTCGACGTCCAAAGGTTTCTGGTAGATGCAATGCTTCTTCATCGCATCAAGCAACTCCCCGGCTTCTCCGCTGACTCCAGCTGCCATGTGCCATTGATGAGCCTGCGAAGGCGTTAGTTGAGTTAATATCTGCGACCCCGGCTTGCAGATCATTCCTACGAATTGTTGGTATGTCATTGTTTGTATGTATTTAAATATGTTTTACAAAAACATTTTGATTTTGCAAGTCTAATTATGTATTCGTCACAGTTCATTTAAAAAAATTGATGTAATCTGGTTTATTATTTGATATTTTAAATAGTATTTCATCGCATTGTGGATTTGATGCTCTTGCTAATCCTTTTGGTTCTTCTCCAAATTCAGAAACCAACATTTCGTATCTATTTTTAATCTGATTTGCTTCTTCTGATTCATCTGTATAAAACCAAGGTTGTTTTACCCAGTATTGTTTCATGTTTTTTATTTCTGAATAATGGATAATATGTTGTTCAGAACTAAGTTTAAATTCATTGCTTGGAGAAAAATTAGGAACTTCCCAAAACATATATTTTGAATATCCAATCAATGAGTCAGTAAGGTATAATTCTCCGTTTGATGATGTAGAATTTACGGCGTTAATCCTAAATGCGGTATTAGAAAATTGATCAAGATTGCAGTTTAAGAATTCAGCCAATTTTGATGTCATTATGAAATCACCATCCCATTTAAACTTCCACTTCATATTGCACTTTGACAAACACCAGTTCAAATAACTTGGCAAGCTGTGTGTGGAATTTGCATCCGTGCATAACATTTCATACCCTGCCCTTGACACGGGATAATTGTATTTCTCAATAACAATCAACCTTCCTTCCGATTGCAGTCTGCTTACTATCTCTGCTGAACCATCAGTGCATTGATGAAGTATAACAATTATCTTATGTGGAATTGTTAATAAATCTAAAGACCTAATACTTCTTTCAATTGTTGCTTCTTCATTGTGAACGCGAGCAAAAAATGATATTCCAGAATTCATTTACTTAAAATCAAATTATCTAATATTATTTCTTTTTTACTAAAATAACCGCACAACATATTAGAAATAAAATCTAACTCCGTTGTATTCTTAAATGCTTCATGGTATTCAAGTATTAAAGATTCGCATGATAATTTTCCAGATAATATAAATTCGCATACCTCTTTAGCTATAATATGATCATGCCCTTCTGTGTCTATTTTTAATTGCCCTATATTATCAATAAAGTATTTATTAACCAAGTCACTAAATGAAATAACATTTATAGTTTTTTTCTTTATTAAATCAATACTTATTCCGCTTCTCTCAAATATGCTTAAAACTGTTGAGTGCATTTCTCCAATCTTACTGCAACCTTTAATACCAATTGGAAGATTGTATTTTGAAATAACTTCTTCTGGAACATAGAATATATCAATGCTGCCATTTTTATTTGAACAGGCAGAGTTTTCTTTTTTGATGTTATCTCCAGTTGGCAACCTATCCAAATACTCGGCCATTGGCTCAACGAGGAGGTAGTTTTTATCTTTAGAGAATACTCCATCTGCAACTTCAAAGTCACAGGTTCCTATATCTACATGATCGTATTTCATTTTGTTTCAATAAACTCCATTATTCCTTTTTCCCACTGATGTTTTACACTGTTCCAAGTGTGGTTTTGTAATGTATTTTCTCTAATTATTATAGATTCTTTTTCTAATTGATCTGGGTTTTCTTTCCAGAATTTCAAAACATTTACTGCCATTTTAATGTATTCTTGCTCATCAAATGTTTCAGTCATTACTCCACCTCCATTACACAATACTTGTGGAGCATGACCAGCAAGAGATGCAATAATTGGTATACCGCAAATTCCAGCTTCAAATAATCCAAGTGGGCCGGACTCATAAATTGATGTCATCATGTATACATCAACTTGTTTATACATTAAATCCATCGCTTGAAATGGAATATCGCCACGCATAATTAGTGGAATTTCGCTCAATTCAGATGCCGTTACAGCAAGATGCCCTCGCTTTGTATTCATTCCTTGACCTTGAGTAGAATCAAAGTGCGTGAAATATCCTAAATTATTTACTGACTTTCTTGTAAATGTAGATTGAGGGAAATTGTTTTCATCTACACCTAATTGAGTTAGGATTAACTTGCTGGAAATCTTGGGAACTTCTTTCTTTATAGCGTGAATTGTGTTCGGAGACACACAAAGTATTTTTTTAAATACATCCATGTCATTAAATAATAATTCACGATTTGTGAAATTTTTAAGCCGAGATTGTTTTGCATTAAATGTGTAGTCAGCCACTTGTTGCGGCCCATGACATACTGGTAATATTTTTTTTAGAACCTTGTCACTGAATGCTCCACCTATAGCTTCTTGGGCAGAGTTCATATCTATCAAGATGGCATCGTAAACATCTGCAAAATTATCAAAACTATAATGATTAGGATCAAATGACCAGTTGATAAATGTGAAATTGAATTTATCTGATAGGTTGTTTATCAAATCCCAATACACTCTGGCGTGACTCCACAATCCCATTCCATAGATTAGTATTTTTGGTTTCATGGATAGTATCTGTTCATTGCGTTGATTCCGTTGCTTTCTGCATACCATCCTTCGCCTTCGTAAACATCCAGCACGTCATTGAAATACTTCTCATACATCGGCGCAACATTCTCCAGCGTAAAGTTTTCACCAAACTTTCGGCAGTCATACGGATTGATCTGGTCGCAATTTGCGACTGCATCGACGTAGTCGCCCATTGTGCGGCATCGATATCCTGTAATGCCATGCAAGTTATTCTCCGTAAACGATCCCCAGTCCGTGGTTATTGTCGGCGTCCCGGATAGCAGGTTCTCAATCTGCACACCACCGAATGGCTCAACGTATTGCGATGGCAGGAACGATGCCTTTGCATTAGCCATTAGCTTCTTGCGCTTCTCCACGTCAGCGTAGCCAACGTATTCAACGTGATCAGGCAATTTGTATCCTTCCTCTTTTTGCCCCGCGATGACCAGTTTAACTCCTGCTCGTTTAGTAGCATCTATGGCAATATCAACTCCTTTCCCAGAGTAGACCCTGCCGAGGTATAGAAAGTAATCCTCCTTGTTGGAATTGAAATCGAAATCGTCGGCGTCAAAGTAGTTTGGGATAACCACCGAATAGTTGTCCTGCTGGCAGCGTCCAACGGCCTCAAGACCGCAGTGAGCATGATAGATGGCGTAGCTCTCCCAGACCTTCCACCGCGCCCAGTGACCGCCAGCGTAGCCTATGCCGGGTTCAACGCAAATTAGGTCTGGATGAGCGTCACAGACTGGGCGAACTCCAGATCCCCAGAACGGCAATATGAAATCATGCTTCTGCTTGCGCTTTCCAACTTCCCTGATGGCATTGGAGAAAAACGTCTGGTATGCGTGATCTCCCATATTAAATTTGAAAAACGTCTTGCGCCAGTCATGCGAACCATAGCTTTTCTTGAAATCGTCATTTGTCAATACAGGGACGTGTTCACTGCAAATAAGGTCACTGTCCTCATGTCCGTAGTGGATAATCTCATGGCCGCGACTTTTCATCATCTTGCCAAACTTGACGATCTTCTGCGTATAAGCGCAGGCATTATACTCCTTTGATGATACTGTGTGCGGGATGCCTAAAATGTGGAATCTCATAATTTATTGATTTGTATTTGTTTGTGAAACTGCATTTTCATAACTTCTAATAATAACACTAATGGATAATGGAATTTGATTTTAGCCTTCAAGCAACTTATTGTCTTCAAGCTCAATGATTTCGCTGGCTTTTCTCTGTGGGACACTGAATGACAACGTCATGTTCTGGTTGCCATTGGCTTCGACCTCGATCTTATCGCCATATTTCTTCTGGTTCCACTTTCCGATTAACCTGATCCGGGTATCAATGCGAATTCGCTTGTCCTGCGGATCCAGCATTGGATCATCAGCGATCTCAATGCACTGGTCAGCGAGAGTGTGCGTTCCACGTTCACGCGCTCGTGCGGATTGTTCAGCGAACTCTGGATA